TCGATGTCATAACGGAGTTTAGAACCATGTAGATAGATCTGATGACCAGCTTTGAGATTAGCTAGTTGATCTACCTGTTTTCCATAAACTGTAAGTTGTATTTTTGTAGGTGCTTTGTTTCCTATTGGAGGAAGCATCACCGTACATGTTGCGTTTGAAGATGACTCACTTGTGTAAACCCTTTTAGGATCATCAGCAAGTTGAGCACATAAGAAAGCTAAGTTCATAAAATTAGTAGCTATGTGAAAGGCAGTTTAATGTCTTACCAGGGACAAGTAATTAATGTGTATCAGCCCAGTTGGAACCGATCTTTGAATCACCTTCGATCTTGCATTTAAAACCGAAGAAAGCCTGTGCTTCCGGAAAAGCATTTAAGGCTTGTTCATTTATTTTATCTGTATATTTAGGATTGCAAGCCAGCTGTACTTCATCATGTATCATTAGCATCTGGAACCAGTCACGACCGTACTCCAGACCTAAGTTATCTTTGATGTTTCTATTTATATTGATCACTACCTGCTTCATAAGTATTGCTCCAGCTGACTGAAGTAATACATTTAATCCTTTGAATGCGGATCTGCAGTGCAGTGAACGTCTGTCCAATCCAATGAGAAAGCCACGGGTTGCAATAGTTTCTTCTACTTGATCTTTGAGTTTGCGTAATGCAGGAACTCCTCTCAGGAAACCATCAATCGCATTCCGACCTAACACCCTCAACTTCTCCTCACTCTTCTCCTTAGGATCTATAATCGTGCCAGCCTTCGCCGCACCACACCCGTAAAGCATGGCATACAGTAGACGTTTGGCTATATCTCTGGTGGCAACACCGAACTTCTCTTGGTTGTAGGTGTGAATATCTATCTCTGGATTGACAACCAGTGAGGCATACTCACCATCATCCCATAAAGCTAGATAACCAGCCAGTGTGCGTATCTCTAATCCCTTTGCATCTATACCGAGTTGATCCCAGTCATAAGGTGCATGGAATAAAGATCTACATTCTTTACCATATGGTGAATAAGATGCTACTACTTGACCAAGATTGGGAGATTTATGGGAACATCTAGCAGTGATACACCCGTTGGTGATTACATTGCCGTGCATTCTGCCTGTCTGATTGTTAACCATCTTCAGCCAAGCATTCTTGCCGTCCGCTATCTGACCTAATCTCTTCTTGACTAGCATGTATTCCGCCAGTTGCTTAGCTTCTGGGAAAGGTAACTGCTCGAGGACATCATCGTCAAGTATTGGATTTCCTTTATCAGTTGTTTTCTTTGGGGTCCATCCGTACTTTTGTTGTAAACGTTCCACAATTTGTTGACGTGATCCAGGATTGAATTGCTCATACCTAATTTTTTCGAAGGGGACATCTTTTACGTAACCTCTTTTTGTGTTGTTTACCTTGGGAGTGAACCACTCAGAGTATTTTACAGGAGGAAAGATCTCCTTCAGTTCCCCTTCCAGTCTTTCTTGCTTTGCTCGTAGAACATCCACGAGATCAATAGCTCCATCAATATCAAATGGAACTCCTGCTCTAATCTGTTTGTTAATGTAGTAAGCAAATTCATGTTCAATGGCTAACGAAGGTTGCGGATAATTTTGTTTAACTATGTGAAGTAATAATTTCTTTGTTACGTTCACGTCCTGAACACAATATTCAAGCATCTCTTCTGTGTATTGTGAAAAGTCCTTGAAGTCTATTTTGTGATCAGCTAAACGATAGCCCCATGCTTTTAATGAGGCTGATCCTTTTAGTCTGGGAGGAACATTCCTTGTGGATGAATAATCCAGTTCAGTTAGTTTCTCCTTTGGCCATATCAACCTCGTGCATACAAGAGTATCTATGACCTTACAGTTGAAGCTAGTGCCATATAATTTGGTCAACAACGGTATGTCATAAAACATAATATTGTGACCAATTAATGTATCAGCAGATGCTAAATGTTCTAGTGCTTCAGTTATACTTTCAGGACCATATCTATACGTCTTATCTAACACTAAATCATGACAAACTATGCAGTAAACCTGCGTAGCATCATCATAAAGTCCGTCTGATTCTAAGTCGAATATCAACCATGTTTCATCTTTGGTATCGGGCTGCAGGTTGAACCTCAAGGTTTTTACTGGCGAGAGCGGGATCGTTTTCATTAATCCAGTTTAAAATTGAAAGTGCGTTTGTGTTGTGTGGTGGTGCGAATACTCTGTTTAAATCATGTTGGTTTTTTATTGGTGTTAATTCAAAACATTTCTTCTCCATATTTGTTTTAATACAATAGACAGTGCCATCAATCTCCGTAGAAATTACATATGTCATCAGTTTAAATATCACATAGATAAATGATAATTTAAACTAACGAATTAGCAATAGTTTGTATTACTTTTTGTAGTTAATCGTCCTGCCATTCTGGATATTTTTCATCGGCTAAATCTGTTAAGTTTATCCAATGTAATTTGTCTTCAGAACAGGCAATCAGATCTTCTACTGGTGCTTCATCATCGTTATTAATACCAACGTTGGTGATGCTTTTAACTTTAGTCATTGCAATCCTCTTTAATTTCTTTAATGATGTCAGGGAAATGATCATCCCAATAATCTTCTGCTTGACGTAGAACTTCTTTGTCTGATAAATCTTTAAAGTATTTTGTAAGATCATCAGTTACATAAGCAACTAAATCTTCAGTTGACTTGTTATCGACTATTCTTTCAACTAATAAGTCTTTAAGATAGTCGATCTGTTTTGATGTTAAATCATTTTTTGTCATTAGAAATCCTCCTTTTAGCATCTTCAATAGTTTGTATCTCTTCATCAAGAGGCCAGTTCATTTGTTTTAATAATCTAAAACAAGTGTAGTTTTCTATTCTTTTAATCTCTTCGAGATTACCTTCATAGAATTCAAGATAAGAAACTAGTTCACGATTTAATACTTCTGAAAGTATATCTCTATCATCTTCAGTAAGAGATAACAAGATTAAATCATTTTCATTTTCATTTTTTGCCATAACCAACAAAGCCCCCTTCTTTCTTACGTTGTGCAATTGCCGCACTTGCATCAGAGCCAGCCGGTTGACTGCCATGAACTAGCAGTGCAAAAGGTTTGTCACCAAAACAATGAGAATCATCATGGTCAATCTCCAGTCCACGTTCTTCGGCTTCTTGTTTGGTATACACTACATAACAGATACGTTTGTACAGCTCGGGAAATTTCTGGAGCATACGATCTTCATCACCACCATAAGATGCAGTGAGATAAAAGTTGTCAGGGATTTCATCCCGTAGGTTGTACCACATTGTCAGAGATTTGGTGTAGGCATAGAACTTCTGGTGTGGACGTTCTTCGGCTGCCAACATCCATGCTTTCATGTAGTGTTGTGACCAGAAATCACCTGATCCATGAATACGTACTAGCTCTCGCTTAGGTTGTGCTTGCAAGGAAGATGAGATTAGATCTTTGATACCCATATAATATTTAGTTGGATCATTGTGTTGATCTACATAGATATTTCTGGCTGCTTTGAGTTGATCAAAGTTGTACCATCTAGACTTGCGAACTGAAGGAAGCCTAGCTTCATCCATAGCTGCATAGCAACGGTACTCCGGAGATTCACTACAGCCATGTGGATTGTCCATGATCTTACCGGTAGTACGATTGGCAAACGTGTGGCATTTACCAGCATGAGGACAGGTATAACCTGCCGGAATAGAAAAGATAAGGGTATCTACCAACTTGGCATTACCCTTACTGAATTTAAGAAGATCCATACTTTTAATAAATCACAGGAGCTAAAGTTTCTCCACCTTTGGGAGGATTGGAGATGTACAGGGCACCTCCATCATTACCTTCATCATCCATCTGGGGAATCAAAGCCTGTCCATCATTTAGTTCAATGATGATAGGAGCTTTGTACCATCCCTCCAGTTCTTGAGTAGCCATATATCTGACATTGAGGATGGTTTTTCCAACCAGTTGTTTGCGTAATTTCTCAGCCCATTCGTTTTTGAGTTTGTACTGAGGATCATCTTCTAATTGGATTAGCTTTTCTTTAGCCATGGTTTTAAATTGAATTGAATTAGTGATTAACCCCACTGATCTGCCATTGCATCAGCGATACCCTGAAAGGTACGGGAGCGTATCTTCCAGCGGTCTTTTGATGGGGGCAGATAGTGAAGACGTTGTCTTTGTTTGTCAGGTAAACCTGAGACATCTATGTATTTAGTGCCTACTAATTTAGGTAAACCCTTCAACCAAAAACCTGTTTTCTTTTGTTCGGCATGACCAAACTCGTATGGTTGTACATACTGTGTGGCCTTACCAAGTTTTGATCTGGAAGACAGAGCACCGACAGGATTCTCGATACAAATCCTCGGACACTCTGAATCCCATATCGTCTCAACGAACTTAATAGCTGCGGGCTGTCTGCCGTCTGCTACCTTCTCAGCCCATCGAGCTGCACCACTTACGGATAAATGAGTGCAGGGTGGATGAGCTATGATCAGATCCCAGTCATCATTAAGAATTGGAAGTACATCTCCTTCTATATGTTTCTTGCTGGGTTGTTCTGTGGGAAGAAGGTCGCATGACCAGGCGTCGTGTCCTCTAGCTTTGAAAGCATTGCGAACAATACCTGAATATTCACAAGCTACTAAGACTTTCATTCGTTTAGAAAATAGATATCTAAATAATAGATTCATTGTTTCTAGTAAGATGTAAAGAAAATGTAACAAGTGTTACAGCGTGAACTACAGTTTCTTGAGAAAGGTATTAATATGATTCAGTAACAACCGATACCAAATCATGACCCAACTTGTATATCGTGGCATTCCCTACACAATTGGTGGGAAAGACACAAAAGACACAAAAAAAGCCCCAAATTAATCGGGGCATTTTACTTTAAGCAGCTGGTTGAGTTTCTATTACTTCACCAGCATTGGCTTCCTCCATTTTGTTCATCATGTTCTGTGCGATTTCAGCACGACGTGCCGTCTCTTCAAAGAAAGTTTGAGCCTTGTCAGCACCGCAGGTATGTTCGGTGCCATTGGCTGTTACAAACTTCCAACTACCATCTGGTTGAAGTGTACCGTTAGTTAGAGCAAGTTTCTCGCTGTTACGTACATAACGTAGACTTACATTATGACGATCGGTAAGACCCAAGTCGTCAACAAAAGTGACACCAACATTGTAATTGCGGTCTTCACCAAGAAACGCATGGGGTTGTGGAATAAATGGCTTGATTGCGGATAAGAATTGCATAGCATTTGATTTAATTTTTAATGTGCACAAACTGGGGATAGACTTACATCTTACGAAAGCCCAGACGAATCATATACTCTAATTTTTATATCTCTTAAACTTATAAACGAAGTCAGCCTACCAATTGTTTTAGTGGTATCGGTGGCCATGTGATTCTCTTTTACTATCGAGAGAGTTCCAGGCACGTTCTTGTGCAGATATTGGAGGCTCACCTCCCGTATCGTCATAGAGATACTGTGGGGTAGGATCGACATCATAAGGCATGTCATAATCATCGTAGTCATCAGCACATTCATCCCACCAAGTATTGATAAGATCAACGTCCTCTGCATCAATTACGTTAGGCATTTCCTCTGGTCTGTCGGAATAGAAATTGTGATACCATTCTTGGAAAGCATCAATCAGATCTGTGTAAACATCATTCTGTTCACAAATTTCTTTTGCTTGTTCGTAGCAATGATCTTTGAATAATTGATTTTCATAATCAATGTCTTTCTGACGCATGACTTGATCTGGTAGTGGATTGTCAATCATAATAAGTAATTCCTAGTTCTAAATTGTCAATCCCATCTAATTCTGATGAGATAATATTTTGAATTTTATGTATTGCTTCATCAGATAACTGACGAGTTACACTTTCTTTTGGATCGTATTTACGTTTGTTAGTCATCGTAACCTGGAATAAATTGTCTGGGAGGGCATGTAGGATAACCAGTATCTGTTTCATCTATTGTGGTTCCAATATTATTTTTATCTACATAATCAGCTAATTTTTTAACTATATTTTTAAAGTCTCTTTCTTCTTCTTTGTTGAACTCAGATGCTTGCTGTTCACAACAATACAAGATGAGATCGTATTCGTTTTTAGTTAATAAATTCATTGTGCTCTCTCCCAGAAACGTTTTTCTGCTCTCTTTGCAGCGACATGTTCTGTCTGTGCGTTAGTAAGTTTTGGAAATCGTTTTTGAACTTTTTCTATTTCTTCTTCGAAGAAGTAGAGTACCAGTTCAGTGTTACTGTTGTGACTCATGAGTTTTCCTCCTTTAAATTAATTACAATACCCTTTAATCTGTCAACAACATCTGAAAGGGTGGTTCCTTCATTGTCTATATCATCACAAACATTCTTACAATTTTTTCTCCAATAATGGACGGCTTCTTCAAGCCAATAATGTTCATGTGGATAAAGATGTACGTTATTCATTAGTCGTCCTCCTCACTCATTGGGTACCTCCCGTTGTCTGTTTTGATTTGTTTTGATGTGTTGGTCTAGTATTTTGTTGTAGACTTTCACGAGTTTAGGATTGTCCTTGGCAGAATCACCCGAGATCAAAAAACGATCCAAATGATTCTCCAACACTCCCAACTCTTCTCCCGTAAACCTAATAGCGTATTTAGACATCTTCATCTTCTTTCACTAGGTATGAAGAACGTAAGTTAGACCAGTCCCTTTCTATGAAAGGTTGCTTGTGTCCTTTGTGTTTCATCTCGTTGTACACGTATTCTTCGAAGCCTTCGAGAGATGGTTTGGTACCATTGTCTTCACAATGTTGTACATATTCATGGGGCTCAAAGTATACTGTTGCCTTGAGAGGGATTAAGTTGATAGCCATTTTGATAATAGATAGAAGTAATAGAAAACTGCCAAGATACAGGCAAGTGTCATTAAAGATTCCATTTAAGTTTCCTCTTTAATTAAATCTACTTGCTTATGTCCTTTGATGAAAGTAGGTTTGAACCATTTCATAGTTCTTTGTTTCCTACCTGGCCCTTGCAGGATTGTATGCCAGTGTCCTCTTCTCCAGTGAGATTTCTTTGGACTACAGCCTTGAGGTTCACTGTTGTTTGTTTTGGATTCAACCACTCTGGTAGTAAAGTGTTCTCCAAGCCAATGCACGTTGGGTACATTGTTAATCTTTTCAGAACCAAAGCCTTTGTTATTGGTTGCTGTGTAGTTAGATGTAGGACTTTGGACAGTAATGATCTCAGGTTGCTGAGTCATAAGACAGAGTAAGTTAATTACAAAACGATATGGTCTATTTAAATCTTTTATAAATTCATTTATTATTTCTTCTGCTTGTTCATGTTTTATAACTGGAACTCTACATTTCACATGACCTTTATTAGATAAAGAAGCTACACCTTTACCAACAAATTCATCAGTGACAGCATGAGCATCATCTCTTGCGATTAAGTGAGACGATTTCATAACTTGAAAGTAATTATATTCTAATAAGTTTTTATGAAAATGTTCCCGTGTGTCACAGAACATACAGTGACCATCACCTTTAAAAGGTATGAAAAATTTTACAGGAATATCAAGACCTAAATTTGGTACCGCTCGTCTGTAATACACATCAACTGTTATACCCTCACTATTCTGAGACATACTTATTGTGTGATATTTATCAAACTTTTTAGAGAATGTAACTTCAATTGAAGGTAGCACTTCGAGGTTGAGTTCCATATGTTCAGGTGGCTCTGTTTGTATTAAAGAGTTAGCTAGATCATCAGTGATGTAATAGGTAGGACAAAGAAAGCCTTTTCCAAAGCCTTGTCCTACATACTGACCACCACTCTTATTTTTAATAGCTGTATTTACAACTTCAGAATTGAATTGATACATAGACATCCCTTTCTCAATTAAAAGAGCTTGATGAGAAGGGTATCCATAGGGAGCTATTTCTTTATCGTAAAGAGTAATAGCTTCTTCTTTGGATAAATGATGTTCACTATTCTTAAGTTGTTTGTTTATTACTTCGACTATTCGGAGAAACAATTGTTTGTTCTTTGATAATGTTTTCATTTCTTAGACTCCTTTTCATTATCATCGCAAGTACAAAGAAGATTTAACTTTGATAGTTTATCTCTTAGTTCTTGGAAAGGTTTATCTCTTTTGATAACTTCTTCAGCTAAGAAGACTACTACTTCTTCCAATCTGTTGTCGTTGGTCAGCTCTGCACAAGTGTCTGATAATCGTATGATTGCAGTCCATCTTTCTTGACCAAGTTTTTCATAAGCTGATTTAAGTTCTTTAGCGTCTGGGTTTGGTTGTGTCATTTGGATACCTCTGTTTTAATTAGATCGTCAATTTGTTTGTCGATATTCTCTTTGAGAAACTCAAGAGTTTTTATGTAGTCTTCTGGATAGAAACAGGTGATGTTTGCTTCATTGTGCATGGTTAATACTTTGAGTACGAACTCCAGTGTTGCTTGTGCTTTATCCATTAGCATTCCTCCAGAGGTTGACCGCCTACTTCTTTATAGGCTTCTTCACACAAGGCTGAGTAATCTCCTTTAAGATCATGTTCATCATTCCAGTACAGATCAGTGCTGTAATGTATGGTGTGGTATTTATCACAAGAGTTTAATACCTCTTGGTCATGACAATAAAATTCTTTTTCTGCTGATGTAAGATCATCAACACGTCTATATAAAAGTTGTTTAATTTTCATTTAATAACCTCCTCTGTTATAGGCTTGCATGGCCTGGGTCTCCCTGAGACTTGGTCGTCTTGGATAAGACTTCTTCTGTTGGTTTAGATTCTTCAATGCCTTTTGAGATTCGGCAATGATACCCAATTCCCATTCTGTTTCTTGTTTGATGTGCATGGCTAATTCGGGATTACCAGAACGTTTTTTCCATTTGTTCTGTAATGATTTAACTTCTCTTTCTCTTTCAGATAAGAGAGAATCGATGTATGCAATGAATTGTTTGTCCATTAGTTTTGTTCCTCATACTTTTGTTTAATCATTCCTATGGCTAGTTCATAAGAACAATCTTTATCAGACATATATTCATACTCTTTACCGAATAGAATAGCCATGATTTCGTCAACGAATTGTGATTGATTCATTTGTTTGGTACCTCTCGGTTTTCTAGAATTGCTAATTGGTTTTGTAATTTAAGTTTGATAACTTTCTCATCAGCATGTGTGACTAAGAATAGAAGTTTTCGATACTCGTTTGGAGTTAGATTATTTTTCATTTGGATTCCTCCTCTGGTTGTAGTTGAGTTGTGATTAATTGCAGGGCACGTCCGATACCGTGCTCTACAAACTGTTTCTCTTCATCGTTCAATCTTTTGTTAGCTATGTCAGCTATCTGATCTACGAGAAGAGTGCCGTCACTTAGCTTGAGCTGAATGGTGAACCTAGGTTTGTGGTCAACCATAGCCAAGACAATGAAGTAACGTTTCTGTTTAATGGAGTTTGCATAGCTGGAGTTACCGACGCAATTACGTACGGCTCTACCCCAGTCAGCCAACTGGTGTGATGTTATTGGTTGGAAGAAGGTCATGACTGAATCTTCATGTTCATGCCAATCTATTAGTTCACCTCTTTCATCAGCAAATGCCTCTTTCCATGTAACTTTGATGGGCTTGGCAAATAGATCCTGTGGCAAATTAAAGTTCTCATTGTTCTCTTTCCATTGCATTCCCATTACATGATCATGCAGTTCAGTTAAACGCCAACGACGTGGAGAATCTAGCTTCCTTAGTTTTGGTTTAGGTTCTAATTTATCCCATCTTTCCATTACTTCATGCTGTGATCTGACAACAGATTCGAGCATATTTACAGTGTCTTTCCATTCTCTGAAATCCCAGACTTCTCTACTCATACGAGTTTCATAATCATAGTTACTGTACCTCCTGTCCTTTTCTGCTTCCATCTCTTCAGTACGTTGTTCACTGTATTTCTTTATAGCCTCTAGAAAAGTTTTTACAGGCATACGACCGAAGTATTCTCTTTTCTTGGAAGCAATCTCCATTACTATCTCTTCAGTATTGGCATAACGATAATAACCAATGTCATTCATGCGGGGTGGTACGCTCACAGTATAGAAGTATTGTTCATAACTCTGGAAATAATCAACAGGAGTATCTGGCCAGACATCCAATACATAGTCGATCCATCTAATCAGATGATGTACACGTTCAATGGGAGATGTAACCCAATGCATGCTTTTGTTATCGGATTCTTCTAATCTTTTGTTGGCAGATTCAAGTGACTTGTGCAACATCTTTCTAAAGAAAGGTTGCTCTATCCAGCCATCGGGTTTCCATAGAACATGACCGATGTTATGTCTGCGTTCATTAAGATTAAGAGGAACAGTATTGCTCAAACGGAACAGTAAAGACTTGAGACTTTCCACATCCCATTTCTTTGTTGTTTTTAGACAGAGATAACCTTTGCGGTCAGCGTCATGAGCATGCGTCCAGTTAGCCTGTCTTTCCTCATAGTTCTTCTTGATCACATAACCCAAGGTGTTCTGTTCAGGAAGAATACGATTAAACAATTCACTGTAAGAAGGATCACTGCTACGTCCATACTTTTCTGATTCGGGACTGACCCAGTGAGGTATGGTGCCAGCCAAGCATCTTCCCCAGTCTTTTAGCTCTGATTTCAAGTATCTTGACTTGTCATGCCAAGTTTCTATGCTTCTGTGATGGAATATACCACTGGTCAGGTTGTAAGTATGTCCCTGTCCGATCATTTGTTTGGTTACATACACTGTCTTGTAACGCCACCAAGATCTATCTACTTTTATACGTTCACAATCATTCCAGCTGTAACCTGAGAATAGATTTGGGTCATCATTATCAACGTACTGTCGGTGGTATGGAACACAAAAGACTTTGCGATTTTCACCGTCAGCATACATCTCACATTCGAAACGAGTTCTGTTTGCTTTAGTTTCCTTGTAAGCAAAACTATAACCGTATACATATTTATTGCTATGTGGTATCCATAGACATGTCCACATGCCTTCGAAATGATACAGAAGTATTCTTCGCTGTATTCTCATCCCTGACGAATTGTGTATCAACTTATCAGACTTTTTAAATGTCAGAGGTTTACCGTTAGGGTATGCCGGATTACCATCTTTATCATTGGGAGGATACTGTGTATTTATATATCTTTGATTAAGATCACTGAAAGTGATTCTTTTAATCAGCTCTTCTCTATTGAAATTCTTTGGCAGTACATCGTTCGGAATCAATTGTTCCAATGGAGGAAGACCAAGAGAAAAAGGTTTGGACTGTCGTCTGATTACTCTTTTCTTCTCTGATTCTTTTGCACGACGCACCTGATCATAAGGTGTGAGTTTCTCTTTCAAGACACTCGGAAGTTGAAATTCCATGGCAAATTGTAAGTTGAGTTGAATTATCTGCGTGTAGGATACGCAGCCCCCATAAGATAAAAACTATCTACACACTCAAAGTTTCTCTTCCTTAAACATGATACCAGGAGAGACCTCTTCGTAACCTTCTTTCAAAAGGTCAGGTTTACGATTACGTTTGGGCATCTCCACAGGCAACAAGCGATGTTGCATATGTCTGGTACCGGATGCGGAACCTGAGTCATCCCATTTCACAGAATAATAATAGTCGACTCTGCCATTGGCTTGAGTACGTTTGTCAACAGATTCGACGATACCGTAACGTGGTTTGTAAGACTTATTCAGCATACGTTCCTGTGGTATGCTTGGAGTCTTCTTGAGTACACGGTCACCTATCTGGTAACGTTGACCAACTTTCTTGTAATTAGGCATCAGGTTTCTTTTCCTCCTTTGGTTCTGTTTTAGGTTTAGATGGTTCTTTGCTGTGCAAAGTGTATTGTTTTGACAGGCCAGTACCGGATACAGATGTAAGACCCTGCACTGTCTGTTTGTGTAGGTTGTAGTTGATATTGCTCTGCAGCTTGCCAAGTTTACCTTGAGCTGTAATAGATTCAATACCATGACTCATAGAAAGATTGACTTTGACATCACCCAGTCCGAATGGAAGTTTGATGATGGGTACTCTTTTCTTGAATCGAAAACCTTTAGTAGGTCTGTCTTTAGCCATTAGGTTCCTCTGGTTTGTGGTCATCAGGCAGGAGGTTGTCTGTAAGAGATGATAGGTCTACGCCGTCGGGTAAGTTGTCCATCTGGAACAACTCCCCCGTCTTCTCGTCATAGTATCCTCCTACAAACCCCATTCCTTTCTGATCCGCAAACTCTTTCATCTTGGCAACCAGCTGCATCCTCTTTAGCCTGTTGTGATCAATGGCATCGGGTATGCGTGGCTTGTTGTCTTTGCCTTTAGTCATTGGGTTTACCTCTGGGTTGTTGTAAGCGTTTAAATTTGAATTCGTTGGTGATACCAGGTGCTAGTACAATGCTGACGACTACAGCATCATCTTTGATAAACACACTGGTATGACTTGGATTTGAGAAATCGTATTGCTGAGGTTCAGACTTTGTATCCTTCATTAATTATAAAAAACAATAGGAGAATAGTACAGAGAAAATTCAGTGATTTCTACCTATGTTTTCATATGGAAGTAAAAGATTTCCTTTCGTAATAATCAGTCATTTTATCCTTGAAGTCTTTCACCGAGACACACGAAGAAACCAACACGAAATCCATGGTGACCCATGAATTACCTCTGAGTTTTTGATACTCAAGAGTGTAAGGTTTCTTACTGGGTACATGCATTACTCTGTCGGGTGTGTTATTTTCCCGAGGGTAATACCAAGGTCGAATAGTAGGTGCCATAAAAATGTATGTAGTTTGAATAAGAAACTGGGACTTACAGATGATGTTTGGGGTCATCATCCTGCCCAGTGTATTACCACCAAGAGGTGTAGATAACTTTGTAACCTTTGCTTAGAGCTTTCTCTGCTCTGTCACAGAATTCGATATCGGTTTCTCTGTAGTATTCATCTGCATTATCACCGAAGAAAAATCCTGTGGTGTCACCATGTCCACCGTTAAGAGATCTGTTGTTGATATCTAAACGCAAGCGTTGAATATCTTCTAGAGTTAGTTCTACCTCTTCATTGTTGAATGGATCAGCTAGATAGGTTTGATTGCTGTAACCCTCTCCGGTTTTTGGATCAGGATTCTTGGAGTCACCATACTGTTTAGTTCTCCACAGGCGTTCCATCCATCCCTGTAGGTTGGGATGTTTACGCCATGACACGAGTGGTTCATCTGACTCATCGTTTTTAGCAGCAGCAGGTCTGCTGTAAGTCATTTGATCTAGTCCCATAATCTTAGTAATGAATTGAATAATGACCTGGCATCATCAGGGCAGGGCGGTCAGTTCCTACCGACTCCCCGAAGGGAGTTTCGCCAGTTACTTGGCAGCTTCTAACTCAGCTTGCTCGAGAGCTTCTTCTTGTTCGATTTCAGCTCTTAACTCTTCAAGCTCAGTTTCAGATAGCTTTGGTGGTGCAACTTGTGCAGGCTTAGTAGATACACGCTCGGTGTAAGCATAATTGAGTTTGATCTCAGGGTGCTTACGTGTTTTGTTCACACCATCTTGGGTGTAATGAGAGCTAATACCTTCTGGACTGAGGTCAATGTCACCATGAACAACTACACGTAAGCCAGTAAGGTTGTCTCCATTTTGGACAGCCTTGAGCATACCGTTGTTGTCGGTGTATTTGACACGGATACTGTTCTTCTTGCTGTCTTCGCAAGCGACAGTAACAGCAAGGAAGGTATCGTACTTGTCTTTAACACCATCGACGACTTTGACATTGATGATGTTGCCAGTAATAGTAGCTTTCTGCATTTGAATTACAGTTGATTAGGTGGTGCCCATCTCCACGGGGGGCAAGGACGAGGGAGGGAATCGAACCCTCCACTGGTGAACCAGTTCCAACATCTCGACTATCTATCTCCCATACGCTCCAACGTTCTTAAGGAATATATAGAGCAGGATGGTGATACAGATGATGACGATGAGTGTAGTCATAACATGAAGTCAGGATCACTGAGTACAGTTAAACCGCATTGCATAACTTTGGCAAGATCCTTGTCACACTCTGGCATATCTTGAATCTGGAAAGACCAGAACAGGAAGTTATCTGGATTGTGACCTAACTGTTGTACCTCAGATAATATCTGGGTAAGTTCTGGAGTTAGTGCAGCAAGAGACATAGTTACCTCTGGATGAATTGAATTGATTTATGAGGGGAATCCCTCAGTCTGCCTCGAGAGAAGCAGAAGGAGAGAATCGAATACTCCAATATTTAAATCACATACCGTTCGGAGCGAAGCCAACCGGTACCTTCTTTAAACTCTTGGATTACAACACCTTTCATACGAGTAGCTTTGAGCCACTTCCAGGCCCCAACTATTGAGGCATCTCTTCCTTTATATGCTTTAACTAGCACTCCAGAAGAGTCAAATTCGGTGCCATCATGGATAGCTTTATCCTCATCAATAAAGAATTGAAAAGATGAACCATCGGGATGTAAATAGCGTCTAGCTTCTAACATGATTGATAAATAAATAAATAGTATCGAGTACTCAAAAATTTAAATCCCATACACATCTGCGAGTGGGCAAATGGTGTACAGGATCTAATTTACGAGCGACCAACGGGAGCGAGTGGCAGCCAGTTGTTATATACAACAGCAGCTCGCGTTAGCGAGCGGGGTGCACGTCAAGCACTTCTGCTGCCCGATGCATCTTCTGAGATACATACTTACGACTAGTGTCCAGCCAGGCGGTGCCGGCTGAACGTGTCTTAACGTACATAGGCTTGAAGTCAGCCTTGAGACCTTTAATAGTGTTGGAAAACATGGCAATAAATGTTAACGATGTAATGATTTGGTTAAGCTCGAAGACGTAACCTGAGTAGTAGCAACGTTTGTTACAGGTGATTACAGTTCTATCTCGGCTCTGCTGAGCGGAGGATCTTGACCTAATTTCGTGCGGGAATCAAGGGAAACTCGACGAAAACTCGGCGAAAGATCAAAGAAAGTAACTAATTGTAAACAAATGTTACTATCATTAACTCTATTCTTCTAATCCCATAGATATATGCCGAAGTTAAGTACCTAGCGAGCGACCAACGGAAGCGAGCGGAGCGAGGGGTGCACGGTACTTCTTTTTTTTCTATACGGTATGTGCAACGGGCGGGTGGGTGGAGAAGAGTCGAGTAATTTTGTACCCTATTTGGAGCTATAAGGAGCCGATTTTGTAGTAAAAAACCCTAATTAGCCCAAAAAATCACCCAAAAGTGCCGACCTTCAGGTGATTAAAGTTTCGATTATTAGATATTAGTTATTTTTCTTTGCTTTTCTTAAATTTACCGGCTGCTTTTGCCGCTTTACTGAATGCTTCCTCATCTGGAACTTGAAATGCCAGTTCTTTCTTAGCATTTGTAACAAAATCACGTACTTCCAGGGAGTCTTTACCCTGTGCTGCCATGTCTAAAGCTTTGTTTTTAATAGCTTCTAGCCCATCAACTTTATTTTGGCGGGATTCAACATCCATTATTGGTATTTTCTAAGTAATTTCCCTGATTTAATGCTATCACGAGTAGATTTGTTACTCATAGAATGGACAGAAGAGAAATGTGACGGCTAAGTGTAGATGTCTTCCTCATATCAGGCACAATATTATTCACAACAGCCAGATAATAACAATCTGGGGGTTTTAGCAACTGGAACCCTAGCAGGAGGTGGTCTTGCTACTCTTGCAGCTTTAACTTTGATGAGAAGAGGTAAAAATCTCTCTGCAACAACGGATCTTAGTCAGAAAGGTGCGTCTGCTATATCAAATGTAGCTGGAAAGAAATATACTGTAAAAAAACCAGGTCCAGTACCGCCTAGCACACCTGCAGAAAATGTATTTACTAATATTCCTGAAGGACAAACTCAACCTGTGGTAAGACCAGGTGATACTGTTCTAGCTCCAGGTAGATCTCTTCTGTCAGGACCGGCTTTATCTCGAGCTGGTAAACCTAATGAACTTCCAAAACCTGTTGCAGGATCTATACAAGAAAGAGAAGCTCAAGATAATTTAAGAAGATATATAAGTACGGTACAAGCAGGGATATTAGCTAAAGATGAAACGTATTATGCAGCACTTAAACAAGCTAAAGATTTAGGTATAGGAGTTCCTTTAGATCCGTCTATGAAACGTACAAATAAAGGCAATAAAAGAAGATCATGAGTATTCAACAGGTATTAGCTGTTATAAAACAAGGAAATTCTGCTAGTTTCCCTAATCAGCAGGCTCAACGGGTCTTTACTAACTTGCGTCGTAATCCACGCAATTCTATGGAGCAGATAAATATGTCTGCATCTATGGCTGATCAGTATCTACAGAGCCAAGTTACTCGTAATAAAGAATTTTTGAAGAGCCAAGATATACCAATGATGAAAGCTCCTTCTGTTGATGCAGGAGCTAATACTGCTTCTCTTCAGGCGACTGGGAAGGTTCTTCCTGATCAGGCTGAGTTAACGGCAACTGGGCAAGGATTTGTGAAAGAGAAACAAAACCTTCAGAACGCTGGTCTTCCTGGGAGTTCATTGGAAAATAATGTTAGTTCTGCTAGTGTAGCAGTTAATCAGCTAGCTGGGGTAAAAGATTTACAAAGAAACAGAGAACTTATACAACAAGAATTACAATACCAAGTAGACACAGGTAAGTTAAAAGTACCTATAAGTAAGACTCTTAATCTTTCTAGTTCTAAAGCTTTAGCAGATGCATCTGGACAAAACAGAGTATTACAGACTGTTCCTCCTAGTCTTGTAGAAAAAGAACTGGCTCGTTTATATCAAAAAGACTCTGGTAAATTAGCCGGTAAATATGGAATAGATAAGATTGAGCAAACACAACGTAAACAGAATCTACAATTATATACTCTGACAGGTGATAAAAGACTGCTTAAGGATGTACCGCCAACTTCTATTCGTATGGCTGGACAGAATATATCAGTTCTCCCAGTAACCGATTTTACCTACAATCCGAATATTAGAGCATTGACCAGCAGGCTTCTAGACAGTAAACCTGTTAAGGGAGAAGGAGGAAAGCTAATATATGGTCAAGGTAAGTTAGCTGAATTATCGGATAGGACTGAAAAATTATATCAACTTAGAAGTAAGTTCCAAGAGTTAGGAGGTCAAACTGCAAAAGAAAAAATTGCTGGCATAGATACAGAGCTGAAAAAGATTGATAATTTTTATAAAGGATTACAAGAAAGAGGATTAGCTCTATCAACTACTGGTTATACAGGTGCTCCTTTTATAAGTGGAGATTCTCAGATAAGTTTAAAAGTACCGTCAGTAGGAGAATTAACTGGACCAAAGACCGCTGAACGTTTAGCTGAAAGAAAACAAAAAGCTAGAGCTAAACAGGATGAATATCAAGCAACAGAGTTACCTAAACTTAGAGCTGAATATAAACAATTACAAATAAAAGAAACAGATTTGTTAAAAAAAGGTTATTCAACATCTTCACCAGAATATATAAGTAACAAAGCTAAGATGTTAAAAATATATAATCCAGCAGGAACTAAATTCAACAGAAGTAATCAGGATAAAGGAAGAGTAGCAGGTTTAATACGTACTAGTGAGGGATTCGCAAAAAATTATAATCAGAAACCTCCAGTTGAAGTTGGAGCTTATCAACAAGGTATAAGGTTATATGCAGAAACATATTCACCAACTGGTTCAAAAGTTGGAACGGCAAAGGCAGGCACCGCTGGTGAAGGTGGACAGGTATCTATGCAGAATCTTTCTAGTCAACTTTCTATAAATCCTGCAACTGTACAAGTAAGACAGGAACGTAAGATTAAAGACACCAAATCAAAAGGTGGGGGAGGCAGGAATGTAGCTGAGTATGTTGGTGGAGAGATGGGTGAACAGGAAGACACAGCCAGAGCTTTTATGGCTGAACTTTTAAATGCTCAGAAACGTTCTACCACAGGCACTTCAGTTAATAAGATGAACCCTAATGTTCTTTATACGAAAGCAAGACGTCCTCGTGTAACTGGCCGTGAATCTGTCGAAAACTTGTCTGGTGAACCTGCAGTGATCGCTTCTAACTTACAAGGTTATAGTTCTCCGAAAGGAACAGTTCAAAGGATAGTACAAGGAGGCACTACAGAAGCTGCAGGCATGAGAGACTATGATGTGGTGACAGGTAAAACACCTGAACAATTCCAAGGAGATAAAACTCAGGCTGGATATGTAAAAGATATTTATGGACTCCGTAAAGAGTCTTATCCAAAAGATGATCCTAAAATAAAACCATCTCAAATGGTTAGAGCAACAGGAGCACAAAATCAGAAAGCAAGTGAAAAAGCGAAGGAGATAATGCAGAGAGCACTGGAAATGAGTGAAGCTAAAAGAAGAGGTAGAATTGAAGGGAAGCCTCAATTCTTCTACTTACCCTAAGAGTAAAAATAAATATGGCTGAAAAGAAAAAGAAAAAAAAGAAAAAGTTTATACAAGACGCTATAAAGCGACCTGGTGCTTTCACAGCCAAAGCTAAGAAGAAAGGTATTACCAGTGCTCAGCTACAAGAGAATGTTTTAGCTAATCCAGAAAAGTATGATGAACGTACTGTGAAACAGGCACGGCTTCGTAAAACATTGGTAGGATTAAATAAGAAAAAGAAATCTAAAAAATAATGGTAAGAGACGCTCGTTTAGATCTTGGTAGATATATAACCAACCCTTTCAATCGAAGAGGGGATATAACCAAGCGTTTGGATTTTGATGATTTATTTACCACTAAGTCTGCAACAGGAGAATATCCTTTTAACCCTTCTAGATTTGAAAGTAAAGATTTAACTAAACATGCAATGTCACGCAAGTTGACTCAGAATCCAGGTTTGAACTTTACACCTAACACACCATTTTTTGATGACAACGACGAGGTTACTTCTGACTACCAGCTCTTCGAAGGATTAGGCAGATTTAATCGAGCTATGGATTATGATTTTGATGAAGGCAGACCACTTACATATCAACGTCCACAGGATCAACCTGACTACAATCCAAACTGGATGAAGGCGTATGGAATAAGTCCAACCGTAGATCCTGGTAAAGCATCTAAAAATCCAATGCCTAGATTACGTAATCCTGATCCTAAGGGTTACATTATGGGACAGGCTAAGGGAAGAGCAGAGAATGAAGCCGAAGGTAATAAATCTGTAGCTCAGTTGTTAGCAGAACAGAAATCTTTACCGGAACCTAAAAAAGAAAAGATAGAAAAGAAAGAAGAGGCACAAGGAGAGAAGACTGAAGAAATAGAAAAGAAAGAAACGCCGAACCAAGAATCACCCCAAGTAAAATAAATACATCAAGGTAACGAAATGAAAACTGCCGGAAAACTAGCTTTCCCAATTCCAGACATGATGCCTATGGCCGGTAGGTTTGGGAATATTAAAGATTTGGCAAGATCTTCATTATTTGGTGCTGGTGTTACTGGATTATTAACTACTTTAAATACTGGCAATCCATTAGCAGGTTTAACAGTAGCGGGAGCTGATATTTTAGGTAGCACAGCATTAGCAGCTGGTATTGGAAAATTAGGAAAGAAAAAAATATTTGGTAAGACAGTTAACTTTGATGGGGGACCAGCTATAAATATCAGAGCAGGAAATGTACCTAAAGAAGTTATGGATGAGATGAGGGCACAAAAGGTTGGTCCAAACTTCATGAATTTTATGGCACAGAATACATCTTTTGCACCTTCTTTTCCTCAGCAAGTGGGACAATTTGCTGGAAGTTATGGAGCATTAATGACTATAGAACCTTTATTTTATCCAAAAGATCAGGGTGATATTGTTCAACAACAGTTATTCCAAAGATATGGTACTAGCCAATTAATGACTAATCCTCAAGCTGCTATAAGTAATTTGACATATCTTTCTAGGGATATAAAGGGAGATGAAGTTAGAGATAGACAGAACATGAATCTCGCCCCTGGAACTTTATATCAATACACTAATTTAGCTGGGAATCCAATGGGAGGTATGTGATGAATCCTCTTCAGTTTTTACGTAATTTTAGATCCGATTTTATAAAAGGTGTTGATGCACAGGATTTAATAAATATATCTAAAGATAAATATCGCTACACAGTATTCGATCCTGAAGTAGCTAAAGCTGCTCAGAAAGGATATGAAGGCACGTCCGCAGCGGATTTTGTTTCTAAAGCTACTGGACAATCTTATGCGGTAGGTGATCCCGTAAAAGTTGAGAAAGCAAAGAATGTAGCTGAATATTTAGGACGCTATTCTGCACAGTTAGCAACTGATATATTATCAGATGGAACTAGACAGTTTTATTGGAGATATAATCATCCTCTTGCTATAGGACAGAAAGTAATAGAAACTAATGTCCCAGGATTAAAGAACTTAAAAAGTCCTTTAGATAGAGCACTTCTTGGAGGAGCTGTTGGAGCACCTATAGCCGCTTCTCTTGGAATATTTGATATTACTAATCCCGGTGAGCTATTTAGACCGAAAGGTTACGCACAGTCTTATGCAGAGAAAGGGTCACAGGATAGAAGAAAGACTGCAGAACCAGGATTGGAAATGTTTGAAAGATTCTTTTTAGGAAGAAGAGGTAGACCTTTAAAATATGAAACAGCTAAACAGGATATACCTAGCCTTACTCCACAAAGGTATGCCAAAGCACTGCGTAGTCAGTATCAGGATCGTGGTGTATTAGGCATGGGTTTACTTAAAGGAACCACTGAAAATATAGAAGGCTATCCTGAGGTCAGGGTTGTAGGTTTTCCTGTTGGATTACAAGCTGTTGGAGCTACTGCGGGAGGTATTACCGGTCTTAAAACAGCAGGCAAGTTAGGTTTAGTAAGTCCTATTGCAAGTAGAAAGAGTATTATCAAAGGAGCAGCAGTAACTTTAGCAGGATCACTTGGTGGTGCAGCTACAGGTAAGACTTTAAATATGGCAATAGCCAGTGCTAACAGACCTAAGTATTTAACTACCTCAGATTATATGCAGGGCTGATGATAGTACTGATAAAATTAAAAGATAAGAACAGAGAGAAGATCTAGCAATGGCTAAAGGTAAATCAGCTTTTGACTTTGGTGATTATTTAAATCAACTGGGGGTTCAAGCTAGTCCTTACGTAACGCAAGCTAATAGATTTATATATGGAATGGCTCCTCAAACAGCAGCAAAAGCAGCAGGGTACACGGGTAAAGGACTACTAACTCCCGCTATGTTACAGAGGGGAGCAATGGGAGTAAGCACTCTAGGGGCAAGGAGATTTCCTCTAGTAGCCGGTGGTTTGCAAGCATTAGGCGGAGATCCAATAGGAGGAATAGGCACAGCTGGAGGAGGTTTTGCTGGAGCTGCGTTAGGAACTAAATTAGGCATGGCCGGAGGACCACCAGGAATGTTAGCAGGTGCTTTAATAGGTGGTGCCATAGGCGGAGGCGTTGGACAGGGTCTCACTAGGTCTGTAACAGGTATTGATGTAAACAACCCGTTAACAGGACCAGATATCAGTCTTGGACCAATTCCATTAACTCCATACGCTAAGACTAAGAAAGGTGTTAAGAGAGCAGCTGAATTAGAAGCGTTAAGGCTGAAAGAAATATTACCTATAATGGAGAAAGCTAGACAACAACAGTTCCAAAGAGATTTAATTGGAAGTCAAGTTCAGATGGCTGGACAACTTCTCGGTAATATTTATCCTAGGTAGTTAAAATGGTTTTTCCGAATTATTCATCAACTCCATTCGTACCCGGCTCTGAGATGGGTAACATGATGGCTTTTATGCAGCCTGAGATGCTTATTGCTAATAATGCTAATAGAAAAAAATTGATTGAACAAAGATCAAAGCAAAGAAACTCAACTGAAGAACGTGTAGTAACTGAACCTGTAAATAAAGCTGTAGATAAAACTAAGGATCAATATTCTCCAAGTCTTTTTGATCGGGTTATAGGAGGTTTTAAAATGGGAGCCCAAGGTTATGGGAATGTGTTTCAAGGTAGACCCGTATACACCGGTGTAGATGAAATAAGAGAGGATATGGAAAAAGGTATTGTAAGAGATAGTGAGGGAGAGATACTTTATGAAGGTGGGGAAAAAGTAGTACCAAAAGATGATGAGGATAAGTATTTAAAACAAAATAAAGAGCTATTAAAAGATATAGCAAGGTTAGGTGAAGAAGCTAGGGGTCGAGATTTCGTAAGAGAGGGAATAAGAACTCTTGCAAATGCACCTCTGATAGGAGCACAAGCTCAGTTAGCAGCGGCTGAAGGAATTAATAGATTAACTATAGGAAACATGGGAGCTATGGCTGCTCAAAACAGAGTGCTAGAAGCAAATCCACCGAAACAAAGAATAGCTGGTAAATATTTCAGGTAGTAGAATGGAATCATGTTTGAAAGGAGGATAACATAATATGGCTATTCCTTATTTAGGCATGGCTGCGATTGGCGGAGGCTTTGGTTTACTCGGTAATATTTTTGGTGCTCGTTCTGCAGCATCTGCGGCACAGGCTCAGATGAATGCTGCTGCTGATCAGCTAAAGACTAATGTAATGCTGAATAGAGAAGCTAGGAAAGGAAACCTAGCTAAATTCATCGGACAGAATGTAGCAGATTATGGATATGGAGCAGATTTAGATTTTGAAAGACAGAAGAAAGCTAGCATTTTTGATTCAACTAGGAAGCGTGATTTAGACAGAGGGGCAAATATAGCAGACTTCAGAGCACAGTTAGGATTAAGAGAAGACCCGTTATATCGAGAACAGCGACAGAGGGAGAAGAGATTTGAACTTGATAAAATTACAAAAGAAAGACAGGCCGCTATGGAAGGCATGTTCGGTAGGATAGCTTAGGAGGAATCATGGGAAGTAAAACAGTATACAATGCTCCGAAAATAGAAAAAGACGATAGTTTTGAAAAGTATTTAGAGTATCAGAAAGATCGTGAAGCTAAATTAGATGAACGTGCTGCAGCAGAAAAAGCGGATGCGGATGCTCGTGACTTAAGGAGAAGACAGACTGGAGCAAAAGGTCTAGGAGATTTATACACACGTACTAAGGGTCAGTTAGAATCTGGTTTAATTGGTTTTCAAGGAGCACAGGATAAGTTACAGAGTTATATAGATAAATACGATTTATCCTCTGGATTTAAAGACACAGAGTTCGATCCCGGTTATGCAGATCCTACTAAAGGAGCATCGCAGTATATAAGTAACCTACAGAATATTTATCAGGGAGAAGGTGGACTACTAGATAAGAGGCGTAAGTCTGGTATAAACCTTGCTTATCAGGATCTACTAGGGCGACAAGCAACAGAGGATGAAGTGTCTGGGGCTATGTCTAATTTACAACTGCAAGCCTACGGAGGAGCTGGTATACAAGGCTTGAGAGATTCCCTTAAGTCTTCACAGGAATATACTAAGAAATTTAATGATAATTACTTAGATAACTACTATGACACCATGTATGGTAAACAGACTGTAGATGCGGAAGGAAATAGAACTAAGAAGCGTAAGTTTACTTTCGATGCATCATTACTCCCCGGATATAGAGGAGATTTAGCAGACAGAACTAAGGTAGATATTACCACTGGTGAGGATTTTGCTAATTACTTTAAAGAGGGCAGATCTATTAAAGAATTAGAGGCTGGAGAACAGAATATTAAAGACACCAGAAAATTCTTATTCAGTGCTGGTTTGACTGAACTTCAAGGTGATATTGATAAAGAGACCCAAAAGATCAAAAATCAAGGTGCTAAAGATATTGCGAAGATACAACAAGAAGGTTCAATTTACGGCCAGTTGTTAGGTGGATTTAATTTTTAAAAGAATACCTGTTGTTATAATAAATTGAGACGTAAATTCTTAATTCCATGGAAGAGAATACAGACAATTATTTTGACATTACAAGATTTTCAGACTTACTAGAAAAGTTAGAAGCTTCTAAAAAGAGACAGCAAAGACAGAAGTCTGTAGAAGGTCGTAGAGACATCTTCGCAGGTGGTCTTGCTAACATGATGAGCAACTTCTAATTTGGTATTATTAGCATAGGTTACTAAAATGGCTGTCGACAAAACTTACGAATCAGATGATTACTTTGATCTGGATAAGTACAGACAAGCAGCTGGCGTAGCCTACGAATTTTCCAAAAAGAAAGTGGAGGACGCTGGTGAACAAGAACGGAAAACGATCGGCAAAGGTGGTGAAGAGACCAGAGAAACCGCTGCCCAGCAACAACAGTTCCGAGAAAGAGACGAAGAAAGAGACCGTAAACAGGCACAATCAGCGTATAGATATTGATCTATTTGATAATTGGGTAGATAACTTAGACTCCGCTACACAGGAGTCTTTTTGCTCTTTTGTGTCTGATAATAATTCGATAATAGAATCTTATCTTTATTCAAGATTTCTTGGATATGAGGGCACTGTCGCTCCATGTGAATTATGGATAAAAAGCAATTATAAGAAACCAGATCATCGCAAAAAGTTGTTATATGAAATTGACGAAATGCAGGAGGATATAAGAAAGCTTAGAGAGGAGATTGAGAATGGCACTGTTAAAAGAGATGCGGGAGTAGGAAGAATTGCACAGATGCAAAAGGAATTAAGAAGCACAATATCGGAGATAGAAAACTTTACCAACATGAGAGATCGTAAAGGTTTGCTTATGGCTGGAGCAGATCGTGCAATAAGAGAATTAATGTTTATCTTCAAAGATGATCCTATAGAAACACCCTTGGAAGAAGCAACAATGAGTGTCTGGGCAAGAATGCAGCTAGAGGAGTAGTGCAGTTAAAATAAGAAGAAATGAATAAAT